CTTGCGGGGCGCGCAGGTCGGCGGAGGCGCGGTTGGCGAAGGCGCCGTCCGCCACAGCCGCGGACCAGCCGTTGCCCAGGGCGTTGACCGCGCTGGCGACCTGTGTCAGCGTGGGGTAGCTGGCCCAGGTGACGCTCGTGTCGGTGCTCGCGGCGCCCGAAGCCACGCGGGTCAGCGACAGGCCGGTCGCGGTGACGGTGACCGTGGCCCGCTGGTTCGACGGCGAGGTGTTGCTGACGCGCAGCACGGGGATAGGGCCGTAGGCGACGCGGGCGACGCTGACGACGGGGAACTGGCGCAGGGCCAGGCGGCGGTCGCCCGTGCCGTTGTACAACTCGTCGTAGATCTGCGTGTCGAAGGTGCGGCGGCAGAACTTCGTAATCGCCTTCGTGCAGGCGGTGATGAGCGCGACAATCGTGCTCGTCTCGTTCGCGGTGAACGAGGCCTGGTTGATGTTCTGCTGGGCGCGGGCGCTGGTAATGAGGTCGGCCATGGGGAATCTCCATCAGAAAGCAGGGAGGGGCTGTAGGGTTTCAAGCCCACGGGTTGCAACCCGTGGGCTTGCCCCCGCCTTCCCTGACGCCGGCGCCGTCAGCTGACCACCTTGCGCTCAGTGACCTGATTGCCGTCGTTGGCGCTGGCCGGCTTCTGATGGGCCTCGCCGCCGAGGAGGATGACGGCGCAGGTGAAGCTCGGGCTGGTGCCGCCGATGGTCACCGCCACGCGGATGTAACGTTTGCCCGCCGACAGCTGGCTCGGGCGAATCTCCATCGTCTTGGTCTGGTTGGCCGTCGTGATCGTCGTGATCGACAGGTTGTTGAAGCCGGCCACGTCGGTGAAGGTGCTGTTGTCCGGCGACTCCTGCCACTTGGCGTCGAAAGTCGGGCTGGTGCCGGTGACCGCGCCGATGTCGAGGATTGCCAGGCAGCGCTCGAACTTCGACAGGTCCGCGCTGTTACTGTTGAACGACGCCGTCTGGGCCGCGGCGTGCGTCGGGTTGGCCGGGAGCGAGAGGGCCTGGGAAAGTTGCTCGGTGAACATGAAAGGGCTCCTGTGGTTGAGGGTCGGGTGGTTAGAACCGGGGGAGGGGCCGGAAGTACTGAGTACTCAGTACTCGGTACTCGGCAGCCCCTCAGCCCCGCAAGCCATCTCACTGCAGGTACACGTACGGCGACACCGTGCTGCTCGCGTCGCTCAGCGTGATGGCGCTGCGCAGCCACGGCTGGCCGTCCACGCGGCACACGAACCGCCACGTGCCCTGGTTGTTGGTGAATTTGAAATGTTCGCTGTAGGCGATTTCCACTTCCTGCCGGTCGCCGATGACGTAATGGCGGAAGTCGCACAGCACGACGTCCTTGGCGTTGCCCAGCGCGACCAGCTTCTCGCTGATCGCCACCGGCAGGCCGAGCAGGTTCATCGGCAGCTTGTCGCGCAGGTTGTCGAGCCAGCCGACGCCGGCCGCGGCGCTGACCATCTGCACCATCTGCGAGATCACACTGGGGTGGATCACCCAGCAGGTCGTCTGCGGCCCCCAGCCCGGCAGCAGCTTGCCGAGCATCGTGCCCGCGTCCACCAACTTGAACGAGCCGCCCGTGTTGCGGCTGACCGCGAGGGCCGCCGGGGCGTTGGTCACGCCCAGCGGCTTGCCGGCGCCGTTGCCGTTGAGGAAGGCGTAGTCCTCGAACCACGCAATCGCCCCGCCGAACAGCCGCGTCAGCAGCGCCTCCAGGCCGACCGCGTTGTCGGCCAGCAGGGCGTTGGACATCAGCGAGTAGCCGCTCAGCTCGTGGGCGACGAGTTCCAGCTGGCGGAACGTCGGCTCGGTCTCGTTGAGGGTGGACGCCTCCTCGGTCCAGCGCCCGACCAGGCCGCCGAAGAAGGCGGTGTCGCCCGCGCTCGGCACGTTGGTCACGTCGAGGTAGGGGACCTGGATGCTGCGGCCGGTCATGGGAATGACCGTGGCCCGCGGGCGGACGATGGCCTGCTCGGAGGCCGCTTGCAGCAGCGTGGGCAGGAACTGCGTGGGCACGGTGTAGCCACCCGCGGTGCCGCTCGTCGTGGCCATCGCCGCCTTCTGCCCGCTGTCCCAGTCGGCGAAGTGGCTGCCCATCTCGTCCAGGGCCCGGGTGTCGTGGTGGCGCACCGCCAGCAGGTAGCTGCCGAACGTGCGGCGCGGGTCGCCGCTGTGGCCCTCGCCGAAGATGGCGGGCACCGCGTTCTTGCGGCTCCTGGTGCGGGCCGCGGCGAACTCGCGCAGGGTCGCGTCAATCGTGGTGTTCAGACTGTTGGTGAGCCCGGTGAGGAGGGTCTCCATCGACCGGGCCACGACTGGCCCGAGCGGGTCGCCGTGGACGGCCTCGGCGACGCCCTGCTCGATCAGCGAGCGGGCGGCGGGCTCGTCCACGTCAACGCGCGCCCCGGCCTTCTGGCCGAAGTAATCTTTGGTGAGTTGTACGAACATGGAAGCTCTCTTTTGGGGTTAAAGGGACGGGACTGGTCCGCAAAGCCTCGGCCGTCTCCGGGTGCCGGTGCCTGGGCGGCTTGGCGTCCGCCTCCGCCGGCGTGGCCCTGACGGCTCTCCCGATTTATCCGCAGATTTCACAGATTTCACAGATGAAGAGAACGTAAGAAAAGGTCCTTATTCAATCTGTGTAATCTGTGAAATCTGCGGATTATTGATGGTTTTTTTCACACCCGGCCGCGCGCACGGTCGTAGCCCGCGCGCACGGCCCGCGCCACCAGGCCGGGCAGGTCCAGCGCCCGCACGGCCCGCTCCAGCGCCTTCTCGACCTCGCTCAGCGGCGTGAACGGCACCACCGGCGCGGCCGTCAGCTGCAGGCCCATCGCGGTGCGAAAATCGTCGGGCAGGCGCAGGCCCTTCGAGACGGCCTCCACCACCGCGTTCTGCTGCGCCGGCAGGTACACGCACGCATATTCCAGCAAAGTCCACTTCTCGATGATGAAGCGCACGCTCGCCAGCGTCGGGTCCTGCGCGATCTCGTCCTCGGTCGGCCGCCGGGCCTTCGTCGGCAGGAAGCCGATGCTCTTGCCGCGCAGCAGCCCGCTCTGCACGAGCGTGAACGCGACGTCCGGCGGCCACTCGCAGTCCTGCGGCCAGGCGTCGGGGCGGGCGTGGTACTGCGTCTTCGCCTTGATGCCGACCAGGTCGCCGTCGCGGACGCGCTTGCGCCACAGGCTGCGGCCCACCGGCGGCATCCAGTAGGCGTGCTGCATCGTGACGAGGGGGTTGAGCTTGAAGTGGCTGTCGTCCATGCCCGCGGCCAGCACGATCTCGCCCTGGCGGTCCACCGACTCCTCGCTGATCCACGAGACGTCGGCGCGCTCGCCGGGGAGCAGTTCGCTCGGCCCCTTCTCCATCACCGCCACGTGCGGCTCGTAAGGCGGCTCGCGCGGCAGGTCCTTGACCAGCGCGTCAAGGGCCTGCGCCTGCCGGTCGCGCATCGGGATGCCGAACGGGCCTTCGGTGTCGTAGTACGCTTTCAGAAACTCAGGCATGATATCTCTCCTGATTCATCCGCAGATTCCACAGATTCCGCAGATTAAAAAATGAATAATTGTTTATTTAATCTGCGGAACCTGTGGAATCTGCGGATCATTCTCACTGCAAATCGGCCCCGCCCGAGTCCGTGGCGTTCGCCCGCCCGCTGCTGCCGCCCGCGTCGAAGCGGAACGGCCGCTCGCCCCACGGCACCGGCGCCAGGCCGCGCTCGGCCCGGATCTCGTTCACCGTCCGCACACCGAAGCGCAGGTCCGACTCCTGCTGACGCAGCACGCGGGCCTGTTCCTGCGGCGTCGGATCCTCCGAGGCCAGGAACAGCCGCCCGCTCGGGTCGTAACGCGGGATCAGCTGCTCGTTGAGCTTCTCGTCGCGCCGGCGGAGGCGCGGCAGGATGGCGAGGGCGCGGTGCAGGTGGTCGGCCGCCTGCATGTTCGCCAGGTTGGTGTCGCCGCTCAGGAACGGCAGCGGCACGTGGAACGCATTCGCGATGTCTTCCTTGGTCGCCTTCATGTCGGCCAGCGCCGCCAGGTCGCCCATCGAGTGCGACAGCACATCGACGCGCACGCCCGACTCGGCCACCAGCACGCGGCCCGAGCCGCCGCGGCGGAACTTCCGCTCCCACTGCTCCTCCAGGCGGTCGCGCTCGTCGGCGCCGATCACCTCGGCCGGCGACAGCACCACGCTGGGAATCCCCGTATTGTCGTAGACGGCCCGCTTCATGCCCGCGTACTCGCTCGCCAGCGCCACCTGCTCGAAGCAGGCCCGCAGCGGACTGAGGCCGCCGTTGTACGGGTCGCGCGGGTCGGGCAGCTGAAAGCGGATCACGTCGTCCGGGTTGTAGCGGGCAATCCCGCCCGCGCTGCGGTACTCGTAGTAGTCCACGATCTCGCCGCTGTCGGTCGCCCGCCGTGGCGTGACGTTCTGGCTGGGGAGGATCCAGATCTCCGCGGGGGTGCCGAGCGCGTCGTCCTCCTGGAGCAACCAGAACGCGGCGCCGTGCACCTCCAGGTAGAGCTGCGTCAGCTCCCACAGCTCGAAGGCGTTGTGCATCGTGTTGACCTGCCGCAGCAGCGTCAGCAGCGGGTGCTCGACCACCTCCTCAATCGCCTGCGCCCCGTGGGTGTGGATCGCCAGGTGCGGCGCGGCGCGCAGCCGGGCCTCGATCTCGTGCGGCGGCGCCTTCGTCAGGCACTTCGGGGCGCGCTGCCCGCGTCCCGTCGTGACGTACAGCTTCGGCGGGAAGCTGGCGCAGACCGCGGCGTTGATGCTGGCGCACGACCAGGCCGTGTTCTTCAGCTCCTCCAGGAGCTGCTTCTGCGTCGGCTCGCGGTGCTTGCGGTAGGCGTCCAGGAACGTCGTGCTGCGCGCCGCCCCGGCGGCGACGGCCGCGGGGATCGCCTTGCGGCGGAGCCAGCCGGCGAGTCGCGTCAGGGCGTTGGCGAGGAACAGGCGCATGCGTCATTTCTCCCAGATGTCGGGGTCGTCCAGGCGGATGAGCGGCCGCGCCGGCTCGGCCCGCGGGCGCTCGTCCGCCTCGTGGTCTTCCTTCGCGAACGGACGGGCCAGCGTGCGGGCGTCGATGCCGGCGATGAGGTAACGCAGGGCGCCGAGCGCGTGGTTGTAGTCGTCCACCGGGTTCTCGCCGTCGCGCAGGCGCTCCGACTCGCTGGGGTAGCGGTACAGCCGTGCCTCCGCCAGCAGGTTCGGGCAGCCCGCGGCGTACACTTTCAGTCGGCCGGTGCGGATGCGGGCGGTGACGGCCGCGATGCCGGGGCGGATGTCGTTGGGGCCGCGCCGGACCTTGTGGCCGGCGGCCCGCAGCTCCTCGATCTCGGTGCGGCCCGCCGGGTCGGCGTACCACATCACCCCGGGCGGCAGGGCGCGGGCGTGTTCGTGCAGCGGCGTCTCGCGCAGGTAGCGCTCGCCGTTGATGTGCAGCACGCCGTCGTGATCGAGCACGCCCCAGATGGCCGCAAACGGGTTGCGGAAGCCGAAGTCGATGCCGCCCACTTGCCGCTCGCCCTCGGCGGGAGGGCGGGGCCGGTCGGTCAGGCACTGCTCGAAGTCCGGGTAGACCAGGCCCTCGACGGCGCGGAAGTCACAGCAATACTCCTGGGCCACCCAGCCGTCGCCGAACTTGCGGCGCTCCTCGGCGATGAAGTCGGCGGTCAGCCGCGGGCAGCGCTGCCAGGGGACGCGGAAGCGCACCCACGGGCTGCCCTCGGCGAACCACTCGCGCCAGAAGAAGCCGCGCTGGCCGAACGGCGTGGACAGGCAGACGGTGCGGCCCCG